ACAACAAGGTGGTGGTGCAGGAAGTTCAATATTAGGTATTCATTATGGAGGTTATGGTCCTGGAGCTTTAACTACAACAGAAGAATGGACAGCAGGTTTAGGTAATAAAACAATAACATCGAGTTAATTATGGCAACGTATAAGGAAATAAAAGGCGTAACAATACAAACAAAGGATCAAGATCCTAATGTTGCAGGTGCGGCTGGGGCTACTTGGGCTAGTGGTGGTAATTTAAATACTGCAAGAAAAAATTTAAAATCAGTAGGAACCCAAACTTTAGCACTAGCATTTGGGGGAGATACAGGATCATACTCAGCATTAACAGAGCAATACAATGGTTCAGCATGGACTGAAACTGGCGATTTAAATACCGCAAGGCAAGCATTTTATGAAGGTGGAGTTTATAATTCTGCTATAGCTTCTGGTGGAGAAACATCTACGGGTAACACAGCTAATTCAGAATCTTGGAATGGATCCGCATGGACAGAAGTTAATAATTTAAACACTGCAAGAAGAAACGGAGGTGGTGCAGGGTCTAGTAATTCAAACGCTCTAGCTTTTGGTGGTTATACAACAACTCCTGTTGCTGTTAATGAATCATGGGATGGATCTAGTTGGACTGAAGTTGGAGATTTAAACACTGCAAGATATGGTATTGCAGGAACAGGGACTAACACAGCTGCTTTAGCAATTAATGGTCACCCTAATAGAACTATTAATGAATCATGGGATGGTTCAAGTTGGACAGAAACTGGAGACACAAACACTGCAAGAGTGGCTGCAGCTGCTGCAGGAACCACAACAGAAGGTTTAGTTTTTGGTGGCGAACCTGCTAAAGCTATCACAGAATTTTGGAATGGTTCTAGTTGGACAGAAGTGGCAGATTTAAGCACAGGAAGAGAAAAATTAGCGGGAAATGGTACATCAGTTGCAGGTTTAGCTAGTGGAGGCGACACTCCACCTGTTTCAGCTTTAACAGAAGAATTTACGCAGGCATCAAGTCCTGTGCTAGTTGAAGGTATGATATTTTTATCTGGAGGCACAACGTTAAAAGGTTTTGGAAAAGCGGCTGGGATACCTAGTGCTACTTGGTCAAGTGGTGGTAGTTTAAATACAGCTAGAATGGGAATAACAGGAGCTGGTACAACTAATACTGCTTCACTTGCCTTTGGAGGAAGAGTTCCACCAAGCACATATAAAGGTGAAACAGAAGAATATAATGGAACAAGCTGGACTGAAAAAAATGATTTAAACACAGCAAGAACTTTTATTGCTGGACTTGGAACATATACAGCTGCTATAGCGGCTGGAGGAGCCACTGGTAGTTATCAAGCTGTGGTAGAGTCATGGAATGGTTCTAGTTGGACTGAGGTATCTGATATTAACAGCACTAGAGGATATTTTTCAGGAGCAGGAACACAGACTTCTGGAATAGTTATGGGTGGTGAACCCACTGATAATGATGCTAAAGTAGAACTTTGGGATGGTAGTTCATGGACAGAGGTGTCAGACTTAAATACTGGAGTTAGACAATTTGCACGTGCAGGGCATACAGGTAATAGTGATGCTTTAAAAGCAGGTGGTTACACTGGGACAGCTCCTACTGCAAATGCAGAAATATGGGATGGTTCCTCTTGGACAGAAGTAGGAAATTTAAATACAGCAAGGTACGCTTTAGCTGGAGATGGAGCTAGTTCAAGTCAAGCTTTAGCTGTAGGAGGATACACTGGCACGATTGTAGGTAATGTAGAATCTTGGAATGGTTCATCATGGACTGAAATTAATGATTTAGGAACAGCGAAAAGTAATCATGGAGTTACTGGAACCTCTGTATCAAATTTAGCTTTTGGTGGTGGTAATCCAGCTCCAGCAACTACGGACACAGAAGAGTTTAATGTAGATGCTACGTTATCTACAATAACAGTATCGTAGACTTGACCTTTATATAGAAAGATATATAAAGAGATTAGAAGTAAATAAAGGAGAAACATGTCAAAAGAAAAACGTAATATAGCGACAAAGCTAGAAACAGAGTCAAAGTATTTAACTAATATTCTTGATAAAGAAGATGTTAAAGATTTTAAAAAACTAATACCAGAACTACAAGATACATGGATGAAAAAACAAATGTTTCGTACAGAAACAGAAATGAGATTCTCTGTGTTATCCGATAATAAATACCCAACCAAAGCTGCAAAGTATTGGCAGTCTGTTAGAGAGCAAAATACACACTTTGAAAATTTAGTCCATCTATCATTTGAGTCTAGAAAAAATGATGTTGAGATAAAAAAATTAAAACGTGATATTAAAAAAGAAAAAGACCCATTAGAAAAAGAACTTAAACAAGTTGAACTAGAAGAAAAATTATATGGAAAAGCACAAATGGAACTTGTTGCTAAACATAGAATGAGAGAAGTATCAACTTGGTCTAAACTTAAAAAGGAGTTTGATGATGGTAACTTTGATAAGGAAGATGTTAATACACACCAAGCTCGATCATACTTGTTAAGATTCCAGAGACAAAAAGAAACCATAACTCCTGGTACATCACAACCAGAGGTGTTTAATATCATGGGTCAACTAGAGGCTTTAGAAAAAGGTTTGAAAGAAAAGACTTTATCTTTAGATAGTAAGAAAACTAAAAAATTAAAATGAAATTTGATTTTGTCTATTTAGGGCAAACTGTTTTAAAATATCAAGTCCCTTTAGAAATTTTTGTAGGTCTTAATGAGATCTATGAAAAACAAAAGAAACAATTACCAAAAGCTAACAAACAGTTGGTGGGTAAAATACAAGATGAGGTGTCTTTATTTTATTCTGGTCCTAACAACGACAAGATGCATCAACATTGTTTTTTACCACAAGATATATTGAAATGGTTTATGTCTATCTTTGATCACTACACAGATTGGAACAAGATAGGTCCAACACAAAAATCTATTAATTCTATTTGGGTTAATGAAATGAAAGCACATGAATATAATCCTGTGCATATACACCAAGGTAAACTCTATACAGGGTTATCTTCTGTGATGATTTTAAAATTACCAAAAGAAACAGGTGTGGAATATTCTGCTGAAGAGAAACCTATGAATGGTAGATTACAGATTATTGGATCTGCTAATGGACAATTTTCTAAAACAGATTATTCTCCAAATATGAAGATAGGAGATTTTTATGTTTTTCCCTATGACATGAGACACTGCGTGTATCCATTTAACGGAACTAAAGAAACTAGAAGAACATTAGTTTGTAATGTAGATGTTGATTACAATCCTGTGGCATCACGAACTGGAGATATTATGGGGCAAAACGAATGACACAAGTACCACGAGTACCAACATGGCAATCTTATATTGCCACAACAACACAACCAATGTTTACACCAGAACAATGTAAGATGATTGTTGATGCTGGTCATCAATGTGCACCTGAACAAGCTAAAGTAGGTGGAGGCGAAGCTGGTAAATACGATACTAAAAAACGAGTGACAACGATATCTTGGATACCCTTTGAAAAATTACCACAGATGTATAGAGTTATCGAGAATCAATTATCTATTGTAAACTTAAATCATTTTATGTTTGATGGTGTACGACTTACGGAGCCTGCGCAATTTACTGTGTATCCTAAAAAAGGTTTTTATGATTGGCATATGGATCTTAATGCGTTTGGTCAAAATGGTCAGAATCCAATACGTAAAATATCTATGACTTGTTTATTATCAGATCCATCAGAGTTTACAGGTGGTGATCTTCTGTTTTCAGAAATGGGTGAGCAAAAACCAACACCTTTAAAACAAGGACAAGCCATATTCTTTGCATCATTCTTAAGACACAAAGTTGCACCTGTTAAAAAGGGTGTAAGAAAATCTTTAGTAATGTGGTTTGGAGGACCACCATTTAAATGAGTCAACTTCAAAGAAAGATATTATTTCCAACTGCTGTATATTTTAAAGACATACCAAACGCTAAAGAACTTAATAAATATTTATTTAAAGAAATAAAGAAGTGGCGTAAAGCAGATCCTGAAGGAGAGAAGAAGACAAACTCTGGTTTTGGCTGGCACAGCAAAACTGACATGGACAGACGAAAAGAATACAAACCTCTTATCGACGAACTATTTAAAATGGCTTACGAATGTAATAAAGATTTTGGTATTACAGGTAAGTTAGGACTTGGTAATATGTGGGCTAATATTAATCCTACCTACAGCTATAATAAAACACATACACATCCTAACTCGATGTGGTCAGGTGTGTACTATATTAAAGTACCTAAAAACTCAGGTAAACTATTTTTAGAAGATCCTAGACCAGGACCTAACACATACATGCCTAGAAGAGTTGATAATCTACCTGAACAATTATGGAGAGTATGTGCTTATGAGCCTATGGAGGGACGTATGATCTTTTTTCCATCTTGGCTTCCTCATGGAGTTGACATAAATATGAACACAGATAAAGGTGAGAAGAATTGGAGAATATCTGTATCTTATAATTTTATACAAATATGAGTTTTAAGAAAAATAAATATCAAGTTATCCGTGGTGCTATATCAAAAGAAGTAGCAGACATAGCTTATAGATATTTACAAATATCCGCAGAAGCAGATCACTGGATGTTAAACAATGGTGTAACTCATGCAGGTAATAAACTTGTAGGTAATTTTAACGATCCACAAGTTCCAGGTTCCTACGCTAAATATGGTGATAGATTAATGGAAACATTACTTGTTAAAACTATAGCTGTGATGCAGAAAAAAACAGGACTTAAACTAGTGCCCACATATTCATACACAAGACTTTATAGAAAAGGTAATATCTTAAGAAGACACAAAGACAGACCTAGTTGTGAGATATCAACTACGTTAAACCTAGGTGGAGATAACTGGCCCATATTTATCGATCCTACGGGGTCTAATAACGTCATAGACGAGTATAAAAACATACATAAGCCTGGTGCACCCAAAGGCGTGAAAGTAGACCTAAAACCAGGAGATATGCTTATTTACTCTGGATGTGAGTTAGAGCACTGGAGAGAGCCTTTTGAAGGTCAATTATGTGGTCAAGTATTCTTACACTATAATCATGCAGATGGGCAGTTTGCAAAATCTAATTTGTATGATAAAAGACCTATGCTAGGAATAGTTAAATAACGTTGAATATAGACTAAATCTAATATAATCTGGAGGTCTATGGCATTACAAAAAGTACAGTTTTTACCTGGATTTAATAAACAAGTTACACCAACTCAAGCTGAGGGTCAGTGGGTAGATGGTGATAACGTTAGATTCAGATACTCAACACCAGAAAAAATAGGTGGTTGGTCACAATTAGGTGAAAATAAACTTACAGGTGCAGCTAGAGCCATGCACCATATCGTTAATAAATCAGGTAACAAGTTTTCTATTATAGGAACTAATAGAATTTTATACGCGTACACAGGAGGTGTGTTTTATGACATACACCCGATTCGAGCAACAAACACTCTTACAAATGCTTTTACAACCACTAATGGATCTGCAGTTGTTACTATAACTTTTTCAAGTGACCATAATCTTCAAGCTGGAGATATTATTTTATTAGATAATTTTAGCACTATTACAAATTCAAATTTTGGTGCCTCTGACTTTAATGATAATAAATTCATGGTAACTTCTGTTTCATCTTCAACAAGTATTACTATTACCATGTCTACAACAGAGGGTGGTTCCGGTGGATCAGCCTCTGGAGGTATTAGAGTACAATCTTATTATAGTGTTGGACCTGCAGGACAACTTCCTGGATTTGGTTGGAGTTTAGGACAGTGGGGTGGTACGGTATCAGGAGAGGCACAAACAAGTTTGAATGGAGGTATTAATGCTTCTACAACAACTATTGTGTTGACTGATGCAACA